CCTTATGAGGATTTGTTTTTGACCAAACTTTCATGTAGCAAACTTTACACAAATCTTTAGCAAATACTTCAGATGTGCAACCATTAGAAAAACAAACTCCAATTGCGGGATTGCGTTTTACAACAGGCTTTTCAAATTTTGAATTTCTTAAAATTCTATTGCGATGTGTAGCGCACAATCCCAAACCACGATATTTTGCAGAGTTAGAACAACCATCCGCAGTACACATTAAATGTGATCCTTTGTGTGGTTGTCCTTTAATTCCACTCATATCGTGATTTATTCCTTACACGCCAGGTGTACCGAAGAGCGCTCTAGGATCTGTCCATCCTATTGCATAACGCTCAGTTGCTTTATAGCGCATAGAGTCAGTCTCGAAGTCACCTTCCATAGTCTTCTCTAAACGTCTACGCATCAACAGCTTCATACCTTCTGGTGCGTCTGTCTGTACCCACCATGCGGTAGATGAAGTCAAACGGCTCAGAACAGCGGCACCCTCATCCAATAAGCCAATAGACTTAACGGGGTTGATGTCGTTGTTTGCTGTACCAGTACGTAAAACTGACTTGAGCAACACTTCAGCTTGGAAAATATTGCCTGGAGCCACAACCAACTGGCGTGGTACCAAACGAATTTTCTTCTGGTTGTTGTCAACAGCGTTACGAATCTGAATCAACATTTGCTCTAAAGAAGTCTGTGACAACACTGCGGCTGTAGACAACTGGTTAGAGAAAGTGCCATTCACGATTGGGTGTGATGCGCTGATTAAAGATACGCCGTCGCCACCAACATAGTTGGAGTTGAAAGCGTTATTGAGCACGTTTGCCGCTAAAGTCTCTTTTGTCTCAATCAAAGACTGAGCTAAGTGACGAGCGTAAACTTGACCAATACGGATGTGGTCGCCGTCTTCTACCAACACCTTTGTCAATGCAAAGGCAAGCCCATACACTGAGTAGATATAGCGTTGGAGGAAGAGCACACCACCTTGCTGATAAGACACTGGAGTGCCATCAGGAAGTTGTGGAGCGGCGCCAAATCCATAAAGGACTGGCTCTTCGTGGTAGTTACGTGGAATACCTTCTTGTTCACGGAAAACACGTGACCATTCGTCTTCACGGAGATCGTAAACGCCATCAAAACATTCGTTAAGAATCGGTTCGACAATACTTCTAAAGTCCGTACTTCGCATTGGTGCGGCCATAATTTACTCCTTATGCAAATGCTGTTACGCTACCAAACATCTGAGATGCGGCTACGACAACACGAACAATAGTGTATGAATCGCCCCAAGCATTGCCTGGAACGGGCGAAAGGTCAACAACACGCATCTGACCTTGGGTGTTATTACCAACTGCTGTAGAAGCGCCTAGTGTCGCTTGTGACAGACCTGTAGTAGTAGAACCGTTAGTTATGTTGGTGAAGTTGTACTCATTACCGATAGCGGTTTGAGCGACTGAACCGTCTGCTTGGATTTCATAAACGATGTTGTTGTCGTTATAGAAATAAGCAATACAAGATCCAGTAATGTATGTTGTACTGGCAGGCCAGTAATTAGATACACGACGACGACCTGTAGAGTCAGTCCACTCAACACCCGCAAACGCACCAGAGAAAGCTTCTGTGGTAGCTACGGGAACGATTACACCTGCTGACGCAGAGTATTTAACTGGTTGACCCTTCAAAATGTTTGAAGAGTAGCCAGAAGTGATTCCTCCTGCTAACGCCTGAGCACGATCCAAGCCTGATGGATGGAACGCAGGGCGTAAACCGAAGGGTTGCAATAATGCTGACATATGCAAAACTCCTTTGTTACTTCACCTACCCAGAAAATACGGGTGCGGGAAGCGGTTCATCAATCTTGCCAATACCTTCACCTTCTAGTCTTCCTAGTGCCTTGCCGTTACTATCACGACCCATTGTTTGCTCTGCTTGGATGCGAATTTTGTTCGCTTCCTCAAGAGGCATATCATGGTGGAAATGTTGCATAACCTCCTGATACACATCCATAGGGATCTTGTACAGTAACATTTCATTGCAAGACACAAATCCAACGTGCTCACCTGATTTGACTTTGTGGCTTTCGAAATGGGGTACTTCCTCAGTTTTCACTGGGACGTATCCAAGACGAACCCGCTTGTCAATGCTGTCATATGAGTTGGTAGTGGATAACCAACAAACGTGCCAACCAGGGATTTCAGGGACATCTGGCAATGCTCTTTGTGTCCACTCATCACTCCACATCTTGCGACGTTCCTGTGCTGAGACGAACTTCTCTTCTGGGGCTTGGCGGGATTCATCTTGCTGAGCACGATTCTGTCTACCGCCTGCATTCAAAGATTTTTTTAAACGTGATTCCATAATTAGTTACTCCTTTGTGAACGTGCTTCCATTGCATAACGCTTGATCATCTTTGCTCTCTTCTGGGGGTCATCCCAGAATCCTGCGTCCTTCATCGCTCTCACCTGTTCGGGATTGAGTGTGAAAGTGTTGCGGCTTGCGCCTGCCGCAGATGACTCACGCCCTGAACTCGTCACAACATTCCTAGGTCGTTGTCTAATTACAGGCTCATCGTCTGTGCTGTCATTGTATCTGTGCGGGAGACGTCTTTGCAAGCGGTTATCCAACTCATTCCAGTAGGCAGGATTCTTTGGATCCCAACCCTCTTCGATCAGTCGTTTGTCAACCATTTTTGCAATCTCAGTATCCTCGTCCCCACTGTCTGGGCGATACCAATCATTACGTTCCATCCACTCAGCGGCGTTGCGCTGTACCTGTGGATCTGGCAAGCTACGGTCGTTGCTTGGCTTTACAGCCTGGGTCTTTACGTTCTTGAGTGATTCGATCTTTTGTCTAGACTCATACCACATCTCCTGCGCTTTAACCAAAGCCTCACCGTCACCCGCTTGCGTAGCCTCTTGAAGCTTGAGCTTGGCGTATTGGAACTGGAGTTCAGCATCCTCTATCGCCTTGTCAACCCTCGCTAATTCTGCGCCGTGTGTGCGCCGTTCTACGTTAGAAAGTCTCTCCATTAACTCACGGTTTTGTCTTTCTAGTTGCTGAAGCTTGATGTCCTTCTCGGCGTGATCTTGCTTAGCACGTTGACGGCGTAGTTTCCTACGGTTTATCTTCTCTTGGCGTACCTCGTCAGAATCATCAGGATGGTCATTGTCCTCTGCTGACGCCTCTGCCTTAACGCTACCACCTTCAGACGCCTCTTGGCTGTCATCAGGGCTTTGAATGTCATTTGGGAGATCTACAACGGCTGAGCCGTCCATCTCTTCTTTAACTTTCAGTTCTTCTTCTGGTTTTTCTATTACTTCACTCATGCTTTTCCCTCTTTACGGTAGTCTTGCACGTATTTACACATATTCCGCCATTGCTAACGGATCTCCTTTAACCCTAGAGATAACCTCGTGGTCGTTAAGAACCATAAACATGGCCTTATCTTCAACGTGATCTTCCCCAGGCACTGCAACCTCCCATCTATCCCCACCCCATTTAGGGACACGGATATAGTCACCCACTTTTACCCATGAACCTTCAGGCCAAGCCTCCATCGTGTCACGGTTACGGTAGGCCAACGGGCCAATTTCAATGACTTTTGCGACCATGTTCTGCCATTTCTCATTCTCACGAGTCTCCTCGGCGAGAATAATGCCAGATGCGGTCATTTTCTTCTTCGTTCTCTTTAGTTGAACAAGTACTCGTGCTCCCAAAGGCTCTACACCCGCTTCTACAGCAGGAAAAGCCCATGCCAAGTCTGTATCACTCATCTTTTTCTTCCTCTTCTAGTTGTTGTTCTATCAAATCCAAGACTTTTTGCAGTCCAATGTTTATCCCGACCATGCGTTGATAGGATTCCCAGTTCATAGCCGAGCCACCTGCTAGAGATAGCCCGATATCGCCCTGCATTTCCTTCACTTTACTGATCAGATCTCCGATAAACCCGCTCATTTTTTCTTTTCTGTGTGAGCTAAGCCGCTTTGCTTCTTCTCGCTACCGCCTTTTGAGCCGTAACTTGTTCCGTCAAGCTTCTCGCCTTGCGCTATACGCTTGTGTTGGGGCACGTTAATACCCTTTTGTTCTGCATCACTAGCCATGTTGACCTCCTAAGTGTCGTTGTGCTTCGTTTTGAAGCGATATTGCAGTGTCGTACTGCTCCTGTTGTAGCTTAGCGGCGTCCCTGGTGAGTTCCGCTGAAGCTATTCTTTCCCTAGTCAGATTGTCAGTAGTGTTGATTGCAACCTCCAACTCCCTATCTGCCTGGGCTTTTTGCTGTTCGCCTGCAATCTTGGACTGCTCAAGCTGTGTATCTGCCTGCAACTGCTGTCCCTTGAGCGCCATCTCTTGCTTATCACGCTCGGTTCTGCGCTGTGTCTCAGCCATAGACGTCTGGATGAGCGCCTGTGCGTCTGGATCAAGCTGTGGCTTGGGTTGGAACTGCTGTTGCATCTGTATGAGGTGCTGAAAGTCTGGCACCAACTGTGCAAACACCTTCTCACCCAAGTCATGCCCAACGTGCTGAGACGCCATACCAAAGATCTGGTCGATCTGAGCCGTGTATTTGGCGTCCTCGTATTGCTGAGCCTGTTTCTTGTCGCTTTGAGTAGCGTATTTTTTCATCATCTCTAGGTACAAGAGCGTNATGTGCTGTCTCATATGCTCGATCATCGGGCCAATCAACTGCGGTCCAATGATTGGGTTTTGACCCAGTAGTGGGTTCATCACAAAGTCAAAGTGCCCTTGGATGTGCGCCAAGTGATCTTGCTCAGGATAAGCAAACGCACCCTGACCCAAGGACATAGCCACGTTCTCCTCAGCGATGTTGTGCTTGTGGGGCTCAGCCGCATCAACCATTAACTCATTAATACCAGGCACCTTCATTTGCTTTAAGAAGCGCTCAAGTACTGCTTTTTGGTTAAATTGCTGTGGATACTTGTCCATCAACGCCATCACGGCCTGGCTTTGCGCCATCCTCTGGGTTTCAGAGAAAATGTGTGGGTCAGAGACTGGCACAACATCTGTATTGCGCTCAAAGTCTTCTTTGGTAATCTCTAGGTCTTTGACAATCTCGCCCTTGCGTTGATCATCCAAGTACCAACGGTTCAGTCTGCCAAGAATCTTGAGCACTCTGGCCTGAGAGTCATGGAGTCTGGCGTGGATTGCTGAGAATACCGCAGATCCCTGCTCAATAAGGGCTTGTGTGGTACCTACAGGCGCTTGAGCGGTGACGTCTGCTATCTTCTCCTCAGCCGTCGTTACAACGCCCTTAGCGGCGTTATCTAGCCAACCCAACAGTTGGAATAGTACAGGGCTAGGAGGATTAAAAGGCATAGGCATAGCGATTTGTCTGATGTCGTTGATGCCTGGTCCTGCTTCAATTTCGGCAACTTGGGTGACTTCGACTTGCTGAGACTGTCCACTAACTTTAGCGCCTTTAAGCTTAAGCATAGTAGCGCTGTTATTGATGTGTGCAGTATCAAGAAGAGCACGCAGAGCACCAGTAAGAGCGGCACTAAGGCCACCGATAAGATGAGGTAA